CATTGCCCATCTCCTTTGCAAAATTTGCCACATATCCCTCATAGCAGGACAACCAGAAAGCTGCGACCTTATCGTCAGGGTCTGCCTCCAACTTGACCTTGAACTCCTCTATCCTGCGCTTCCAATGTTCAATGACGGCTGCGGGTGGTGCGTCTAGCTTAGTCATATCAGCAAGCTCCAAATCCAAACGCCAGTAAAGAACAACAGGATGCAGACCACGGCCAGCGCACCCATGATCGCTGTCAGCATCACCGTGCCAACTGTCTGCCACGCCTCGGATACCGGCTCGATGTCAGCAGGGACAATCGGGTACGGCTTGACCTTGCGGACTGTTGCGTTGTCGTACTTGCAATCCCAGATGCACTCGGGCAGGTGCGGGCAGTCAATCCTGCCCGTGTCGCAGTAGCGGCGCGTCATGTCAGCCTCCAAACCCTAGTGCCGCCATCTACAGTGCGGGTAGCAAACCTTACGCCCAGCTTGTTAGCCTCTCTGCGAAAGGTGTTCTGCTGGCTTTTGCTAAAGTCAGCGACAAGAAAGCTGTCGCCCGCCTCCATCTGCGCCAGCGCCTCGGCGTATTCATTGCGGCGGCTTGGCAGCTTAATGCCCTTGTCGATTTTGATCATGTTGCCTCCACTGGCGCTTGGTATGCCTTCAGGCGCTTGACGCGGCTCTTGTTGAAGGCCACCGATGCCTGCGCCCATTCCACCCCCGTTTCAGCTTTCAGAAGGGCCATTTCAGCCTCGGCCAGTTCGGCAGCAATTGCCTGCGCTGGTGTGATCACTTTGAAAATGTCTAATATGTTCATGGCGTGCCTCACTTCACAAGGACATCAAAGTAAGCAAGCATCAGGACAACGCCTAAGCCGACCAAGATCACGGCTCCGATAAAGGTCATCAGTGAGCATCGAACTTGATCCATGTTCTGTTGGGTAAAGTAGGTCTGTTTCATTTTGTTTTTTCCTTGGTTAATTTACTGACATATCCACGCACTTTGGCGGCGTGTTCTTGGGTTAGATAGAACTCAACTCTGGTTAGGCCAAGCGCCTTGCGGCGCTGGCGTAGGGCTTGGACTCGTTGGGTGGGGGTCATGCTGCGGCCTTAAATTTGGATGCCAGCCTGTACTGGTGGCATTGCCAATCGTGCCTGATGCAATGAAGCGCACCGAGCTTGACCGCACCGTTGACTGCCGATGCGTACACCCGAATGCCGCCCAATTCGTAAGAGCCTGGGGCCGATGGCTTGCTACCCGTGAACCAAGTCAAGCACAGCGAGCTGTTGGCCCTAAGTGCGTCAATCAAGTCTTGAGTTTTTTTGATCATGTTGCTCTCCTGTTGTTGGGTGGTGGTCATGCTGCTGCCAGTGCTTCTTTGGCCATCCGGCGCAGTGGGTAAATCTGAACCACTTCTTGCGTCTTAATGTTGATGATGTGCCACTCGACTTCGCCAGCCTTTCCGTAGGCATCGGTGTCTTCGCGTACATATTTTTCGATGGTGTAAGTTGTTGTCATGCTGCTCTCCTGTTGTTGATGACTCTATTGTAGCGTTGTTTCCGGTAACGTCAACAACTATTTCATAGGGACAAACCCTAAGTAGGGGCCGGAGCCCCTTTGGTTTATGCGTAGTTGTTACGGATGAGGAAGTTGACCAGTTGCTCGTAATTGGTGGATTCGCTGTATTTGCCGCCAACTGGGAAGATGTAGAACTTACCGCTGCTCAACTCACCAATCATCTTCTCTGCTGCTGCTTCGCGTTTTTCAAGGGTTGCCAGTGCGCGATCTTGAGATGCCATGCGGCGGTTTTGATTTGCGTTCAGTTGTTGTTCGATGTTCATGTTGTTGCTCCGTTGTGTTGTTGATGACTCTATTCTAACCATGTTTCCGGTAACTGCAACAATTATTTAATCAGGACAAACCCTAACACCATCTCTTTAGCCTGATCAGCCCCCTTTGCCACAAAACAGGTGTAGCCACAGCCCTCCAGATAGGCGATCCAATCTTTCTGCTCGGCGCTCACGCTACCGCCCTTGGTGCGCTTCATCTCCACCCACAAGCGCCAGTCTGGAATGAACAGGTCGGGCACGCCAGGCGATACGCCCTCGACCTTCAAGCGCCCAGCCGTAGCCATGCTTCTAGCCCCGCCATTTGGGATGGCAAAGATACGCACACCCTTGTAGCCTTGGCGAAACCAGCGCACGAACTCGCGTTGTTCTTCATGTTCAGTTTTTATGCGCTCGGTCAAAACGGCACCTCTCGTTCCCACTTGTCGCACTCGCCCACGGTGGCCGCAAACTCCTTCGGTGGCTGCATAAAAAACTCAACGCACAAGCCATCAACGCCGTAATGCTCGCAAGTGTGGCAGCACCTTGGTGGCCCTGCTTTGTTCCACTCGCGCCACTGGATCAAAAACTCTGGCTCTGGTTGTCTCATTTCATCCCCCGTTGTTGTGTAAATTTCATCCAGCACTTTCCGCAATACCACTTGGCCCTGACATCAATGCCGCCCTTCGGGTCGGCGTCTAGCTTGCAAACATCGCAATGCTTGAGCTTTTGAGCGTTGCTCATTCGTTCTTCAACAGTCATGCCCACCGCCTACGCATTACGCGAAAAAACTTGCCATCTTTTTTAAATTCAATGCTGTTCGGTGGCTGCGTTTGATTCATGTTGGCTGCCATCTCCTCAAGCGACTGCACATTAAGGCCGCCTGGCTTGATCTGAGCGCGTTCTGCTATGGTTACGAGCTTCTGCAAAGCGCTTTGGCCCGCATAGCCATCGTGCGTAACGGCCAAGTACTCGGTCACCGCCGGATCACTCAAGCCGCCGTAGTAAGTCACTGCCAGCATTTCCTTGCCCGATGCCTTGCTTATGTGCTTGCGCCATGTCCAGCTTGTTACATCCAGATCACGCCCCTCCAGCCCCATGATGTCGTCATCGTGCAGCTTGAGTTTCTTTGGCTCTGGGGCTGGAAAGGCATGACCACAGGCCGAGCAAACAGACGCTGATATGGCGCACAACTCGCCGCACTCATCGCAGACCTTGACTGGCGCTTCGCCATTGCCATCACCACCCTTCTTTGGGGGCTGGACGGCGGTGATCGGCCCGTGGCTTGACACCACGCCAGCAAAGTCCAGCACCAGGCAGTCGGCCTTGCCAGTGTTCGGCCTCATGCCTCGACCTGCTTGTTGCAGATATAAGCCTGGGGACATAGTTGGTCTAGCCATCACCAGCAGATCAATGGCTGGATGGTCAAACCCGACATTCAAACATCCGACCTGCGTAATTGCTGTAATCTTTCCAGACTTAAAATCGGCAATAGATTGCTCTCGATCTTTTTTTGCCATGTCACCAGTCACGGAAACGGCAGACACTCCACGACTTAAAAGAATGTCACGCAAATGCTCGGCGTGCTTTACACCCGTTGCAAAAAACATCCAACTTTTGCGGCCATCAGAACGATTGATGACCTCATTAATCATGGCATCGTTATTGTCTGATGTGTCAACAGCCGCTTGAAGTTCAGACTCAATAAAATCACCTCCTCGTTTGTGAACGCTGCTGGTGTCAAATTTAAAGCTGGTTTGCTTGCTGCGTAATGTCGCAAGATAGCCCTTAAAAATAAGTTCTTCAATGCTTATTGGCTCAATGAGTGCATCAAAGATCGCTGGCTTATCTGTAATCATTCCGTGGCCAAGACGAAATGGGCTAGCTGTAAAACCAATGACGCGCATGGATGGATTTATTTCCATAAAGTCATTGATGATTTTGCGATAGCTTCCCTCATCTTTATGAGAAATGTCATGCGCTTCATCAACCAAAAGAAGATCGCAATGCCCAATTTTTTTTGTAACTCGAACAATAGAAAGAGGGCCGCCAATGGTAATTGGCTCACCAAGTTGTTTTTTACCTGCACTTGCTGAGTAAATGCCCATTGGAGCACCTGGCCAAATCGCTCGTAGCTTTTCGGCGTTTTGGTTTATCAATTCAACGCTGCGCGTAAGCATCACGATATGCGTCTCCGGCCATTCCGTAATTGCTTTGCGACACAGTTCGGCGATAACAATGCTTTTTCCGCTGCCAGTCGGCAACACAATACATGGATGACCGGTGTTTTTTCCAAGCCAATCGTAAAGCATTGATAAAGCACGCGACTGGTATTCCCTCAGCTCTATTTTTTCCATGTAACGCCTCTTCTAACGTTATTTATCGTTGTTCTTGTAACGCCAAATTTTTCAGCTAATTCCCTACCGTTTAAATTAGAAACAAATATTTCTTTAACATTTTCTTCGGTCAACTTTGAGCGTCCGTTTTTCTCTCCAACGTAATGGCGTTTTTTTTGTAGTGCGTCTTGCGCGTTGTCTTTTGTTGTGCCAACAAACAAATGGTCTGGATTGACGCATCCAGGGTTATCGCAGTGATGGCAAACAATCAATCCATCAGGAATTAATCCCTTGTAAATTTCATAAGAAAGCCGATGCGCTCTTGTGTTTTTTCGGTCACCAGGCAATACGCCATATCCGTCTTTGTCTGTGTGTGCCCTCCACTGCCAGCAGCCGCTATCAAGTTTTGCAAAACGAGAAAAAAAACGATCATGCAAAGTTCCAGACTGACGAAGCCTCATGGCTTTCATGGCGATTGAGTTTTTTTCCGCTTTTAAGCAACCACATGATTTACTTCCTCCACTTCGAATAGTCATGCCATAAACCACCTGCTTTGTTCCGCATTCGCAAATGCAATTCCAGAATTTTCCCGTCTGCTTTGTTTCCGCAGGTTTTGTTGCCTCTGACAACACCGTCCAACGGTTGTACTTAAGTCCGACCATTTCAATTGTTGGTTTGCCCATAATAACAATTTCCTTACTTGGTGAGAATATTGTCATTGTAGCGCATATAGCTGGTCTATGGTGCGTTGTTGATAGTCACGGAGCATCACCCCACCACCCGCGCATCCCAAGTCTTACGCATCTCAGCAATCAGCGGATCACCGCTACCGCAAGCGTCAGCGTTAGCCAGCAATTCTGTGGATGAGTACACGCCCTCTTGCTCTGGGTCGCCGTTAGCCAATGTCACGCCATTGATCTCATACACGGCAGTGAATTCGTCCGGCCCGTCCTTGCGCGGCCAAGGCACTAAGTCAGGGTGAAGCACATGCGACTCGCAACCCTTGTGCTGTGCGTCCACTGGGATCACATCGTCCCACTTGGCGCAGTGCCAAGTTGAATCAGGCATTGGCGTGGCGTTGGCGCATGTGCGGCAATTGACATGTTTGGTGGTCTTGGTTTCGTGGCAGAACTTGTACGCATCGCAGAACTTGCACTGATACCAACTTGGGTCAGTGCTGATCGGCTGGGGCATACGTTCGGCCAATGCAATGTAATGACCTCGGCGCACCGCCTTCTCTGCCACATCTTTGTCGTACTTGACGCGCTCGGTATGTATGCGGTCATCGTCCTTGCAGATGGCAACGTACAGCGCACGATCAATGCCAGTGCCATGCATGTAAACCTGCATTTGGACAAGGTGTTCGGGCTTGGCCTTCTCCACGCCGTCCTTGGCTAACGCATCAAACGATTTCTTGCTGTGCGTCTTAAACTCGGCCACATGCTTGGCCTTTGGTGCCTCGGGCACGCCCTTGTCAATGATGGCGTCTAGCGATCCAGAGACATGACTGCCAAAGTCAACACGGTGCTGCGCTGACACCTTGCGGACATCCAACCCAATGGCACGCAAGTCACTGATGATGGTGGCTTCCTCGTTCTGGCCCCTACGAAACAGGCGCAAGATACGGCCAGAAAACTCAGGCTGCACCGCCCACCGAAACGACAGCCAAAGCCACCTGTCACAGACATGGCCTAACGTACTAGCACCAAGGTGTGGTCGTGGTTTTTCAGGCTTTGCTTCATGCTGCTTGTCAATTAACGCTTGAATGGTATTATCGGGTTGGGGAATTTTCATTTGTTCTCTCCTTGAAGTAGATTTAGCCCCGACCTTAACCAGTCGGGGCATTTTTTTGCTTACTTTTTAGCCCAAGGTGGCGCAGCCTTTCCACTGGCTGCCGCTGGTGCTGACGCAGGCATAACGCTGGATGCCGCAGGCGCTACGCTGCCGGACACTGACTTAAAACCCCGCACCTCGTTGCTTGCGCCATATTGCGCGTCTTGCTTGATCTCTAGCTTGATGGCAATCTGACCACCGATCAGTTGGTCGGTGTCGGCAACCTTTGCCAGCCCAATAGCACGCATGATCTCGCCCAACTGCTGGCGTCCTATCTCTTCGGCCTTAGGGTTAGCGTTCTTGATGTTTAAGTTGCCGAACACCACACGACCCTGATGGCTTGGGCCGGTGATGTCGTAGCGCAGCTTGATGTACTGGCCGTTACCAGCCTTGGTATCTTTAAGTTCAGCTTGGGAGATGGTGCATGTATACCAACCAGCAGGCAGCGGCTCAAAGCTGCCTGTGTTACCAACTGGAAGTTCATTGACATCGAAAGATTCGGTGAGAAAAGCCATGATATTTATTCCTTAACAGTGATTTTGAAAGATGGACGGCCAGGCTTGGCCGTAATTGCACCAGCCAAATGCTTGGTGATGGACTCGTCTGCTGATTTCCAGAGCGTTAGGTTTAGCTCTGGCTTCCAGCGGAACAATGTAGCCAAATGCTCGGTCAACCCTGATTCGGTCGCCAACATTTGCAACTTCTCCGAATCAACCTTGCGGTCAATTCGGCCAGAGATTTTGACAACAAAACCTTCAGGCTCTGTTGTCTCAGTAGACTCAAACGCATCAGGTAGCGCCAACTCCTTGACGATCAAATCTTCAATTTTCCGGCGTTCAATGACCGCATGTTCTTCAGCAGTCTTGTGGCGCAGCCAATCTGCGCTCAATGCTTTAAGGTCGCTCATTCGTCACGCTCCTTTAACATGGCGTCAGCTATGCGGTAGGAAACAAGCGCAGCATCTTCCTCATTAAGTACAGAGTCAGCGCTGACCGTTGCAGCAATCAACACTTGCATGGCCTTAGCAGCAAAGTAATCGCGCAAGGTCATGCCATCGTGCCCGTTGTAGGGCATCGGAAATGCTTGCAAGTACTTCATGCTTTGCCGCCGATCTTGTCAATGATTGCACCAAGGTCTGGTGCTTCCCACGCGCCGAGCTTGCCGGAGCGATCTTTAGCTAGCCAAAGGCCGTCTGAATCGCACATCAATGCACGCTGCGTTACGCCCTCGGCATCGCGCTCAACGCGCAGCGCCAGCACTTCGTCAAAGAAGTAAGGCAAGCCTTGTGTAAGGCTCTTGCCGGGCATACCAGGGTTGTACAACATCTTGCCCATCTCGTCTGTGGACTTCTCCAGCTTGGCGCTCATAAACACATGCTTATTCGGCAAGTCGCGGAATGCACGGATCAACTCTTGCATGGTGCTGTTCATCTCGCCGTATGCTGCGCGGCCATCTTTAGACTTTTTCATCTCGTAATGCAAGACCACTTCAGCCACCTCGCTGATTGAGTCCAACGCCACAGACTGGTAGCCTTCAGCCTCTTTGCTGTCCTTACACCAAGCAAAAGCCTCGCGCAAATCATCCATTGAAGCAATCTCAATGTAGGGCAAGTCAGCGTCCTGAATGGACAACAAGCCACCCTCGGCAGACAATACGATCACATTGGGCAGCGTCTTGACCAGCGTGGTCTTGCCTGCACCGGCTTGCCCGTACACCAACAACTTCACACCATTAGCAGACAAGC